CAAATGGATTTGTAAAACTTATCAATGTAGCAGGCACTATAAACGTAGGTGATACAATAGAGGGCACAACTTCTGGTGCTACTGGTCTTGTTACATCAGACATTAGTGATAGGATGTTAATCAATGTTGAGAAAGGAGATTTCAACACTGGTGATTACGTATTCAATAAAGATAATGCTGCTGAATTGTTAATGTCAACTTACACTAATAAGTCTGGTAGTTTAACAGATACAGATGGTGGACGTATAACAATCGATGTAGAAACTATATCTAATTCATGGGAGACAGGAGATGTTGTTTACGGTAGCGTTACAGATTACATTTTAGATGTTAAGGGATTGTCTGGCACACAGATTCAACTTAACCAGTATATTCATGGCACAGATATTTACGAATTAACTCTAGGACCTCCTATCGTTGACACTGGTGTTAATGATACATTTAATGTTGGTGATGAGATAACACTCCTACAAGGTACAACTCAAAAGTCCCCAGGTTGGAGGGCAACTGTTACTCAATACATTAATGGTTTGAGTATAACAGATTCTAATGACCCTAATTATCAAGTCCATAAAATTTGGATTGGTAATCTAGTACCTATCGGTGCAGAAACTGCAGATATAGCAGAAGTTTCAAATCCTACTAACAATATTGGTAAGATTCAAATCGGAAGTAACTTCCCAACAATATACACTAGCGTTGTTGGATATAGTGCTACACAGTATAGCTCATACGGTAAAGTTGTTGCTATTGAGCAGTCTGGTATTACAGCAACTATCTGGGTTGAAGATGCATCAGGACAATTCCTTAACAATATGACTGTTAGGTCTGACTATGGATGGGGTGGTGCTGTATCATCTGCTCGCACACTTGAAGGTAGAGTTGACAGATACTTTAGAGGATTTGACGGTAGTCAAACTACATTCGACCTCACTATCAGTAATGGTGAAGCATACTTCCCAGACCCTGCAGGACATCTACTTATATTTGTTAATGGTATCCTACAACCCCCAGGTGGTAATGCAAGTTATGTTGCATTCTCTGATAAGATTCAGTTTAATGAAGCACCTGATATCGGTAGTGAATTTATCGGATACTACGTTGGTAAGTTAAGACAGTTAGATGATATATCATTTGAGTTTGATTCATTAAGGTCTTCATTCAACCTCAAGCGTGGTGGACTATTCTACTCCTTGACATTGACTGAAGGTGTTTCTTCTAACACTATACTTCCAGAAAACAACATTATTGTTTCACTGAATGGTATTATCCAAGAGCCAGGTACAGCATATGAATTGGTTGGTAGTAGAATAATCTTTGCTGAGACTCCTCGTGCAGGAAGCACATTTGTTGGATTCTCATACGTTGGTAGTGATGCTGACGTTATCGCAGCAACTGTTGTCCCACCAATCGAATCTGGTGATAATCTTCTAATAGAAGGTGAAGAATTTGCTAGAGAAGTTGCTCTAATTGAGTCTTCAAACTCCTTGATTACGTTTGAATATACAGGGTCAGTTAAGGGTAGAAATGCACAGGCACTTGCTACTGTCACACGTGGTCAGATAACCAACGCAATCCTTACAAACCCAGGTGACGGTTATACCTCACGTCCTAACGTCGACGTCATATCATCCTCTGGTTTTGATGCAAATATCAAGGCACTGACTGGTATTACAAGGATTGATGTTAAGACAGCTGGTATTGGATACTCTATGCCTTCAGTTTTAGTTGAAACAGAAGTCCCAGATGATTTCGTAGAACCTACTGGCACACCTGTCAATGGTGGATTTGACGTCCTCGCGGGTGAGGGTAGTGAATATACTGGTGGTATTACGATTGACCCAGGTACTATTGCTATCAGTCAAGACCCAACTAACGTAACTGTCAACCAAGGTCAGACTGCATCATTCACAGTTGTTTCTACTGTAAGTAACAGTCAGACAATGAATTATCAGTGGCAGAAGAAGGAGTATGGCACACAAACTTGGAGTAACATAATTGGTGCTAACCAAGCAACATACTTAACTAATCCAACCACACAAGCTGATGACAGTGATGAGTATCGTGTAGCAATAACTGCTGCGGGTGCAACTCCTGTTTACTCACTATCTGCTATCCTTAGCGTCCAGACAGGTGCTACTGTAATTACAGGATTCACACCTGACCAAATCTTCGATGATATCTAAATAATCTCATGGCAGCAACAGCATCATTTAATAACGCAACGAAGGTTATAACCGTAGCATCTGATGGTCTACCAAGACCTGTATCTTACGGTACTTTTCCTAATGAAAATAATCCAAACACAGTAACAGAGCAGGACTTCGACCATGACTTCATATACCGTGGAGGAACATTTGGTATTGGTAGAGTTTTTGATTCTAATCAGTATACCCATGACGGATTTATCAGGTCTATAACATTATCTGTTAATGACATTGCATTATTTACAGGAGTAAATGCAAGTATTAAACCAAACGATAGAATTTTATTTGTCTTTGGAGATTATAAATTAACGTTTATATTCAGAGGCACAGTATTTACATCTATTGCAGGAGAATGTTGGTTAGCAGCAGATGATAGATTAGATTTAATTGTAGACGACCAAGCATTGACTCCAACAACAGGCACATACGAATACTATGACCAAAGAAATGGTAGATTTCCAACACCACTAGGCACTATTGGAATTGCTGCAAATGGTGTAGCACTATTCAATCCTAGCGCAGGTACTGGTGGTAACCCACCCCCAGGTTTTAGTTGGAATGCACATTTCCCCAATTCACCCATATCTTTCGGACCTGATACTTGTGGTGGACATCCAGAGCAGTCTGGTCAATATCATTATCATGATACACATTTTCTTGACTGTTGGAGAGATGGGTCTTCAATAGCATCATATAATGATTACTATGGGTCTACTCAGTATAACGGTGATAATATTAGACATCCTGATGGTCATTCTAAAATGGTGGGAATAGCATTTGATGGATTCCCTATTTACGGTCCGTTTGGTTATACACAACCTTGGGATAGTCTTTCTGGCACTTCTACTATGTCTAGCTCATATTCTGCTAGAGATACTGAAGCAGCAGGAAGACCTGACTATGGTAGCACAGCAGAGAATCCTCCAGCTGGTGCTTTGATTGTTGACTGGGAGTATGTGGAAGGGACTGGCTCACTAGATTATCACAATGGTAGATTCTGTGTAACACCAGAATACCCTGATGGCACATATGCTTATTTCTTGTCTGTTGATGACCAGAATGAGCCTGACTTTCCTTATATGATTGGATTGACAACAAGGGAAACTATAGACACTACCTTTACTAATCAACCTGTGCAACAAGATCAGGGTGGTGGTGATGATGATGGTGGAGATGCACCTACTCCTCCAACGTTACAGTTTACATTACAACCTCAAAGTGTAACAGTCAATGCGGGTGAGACTGCGACATTCACAGTCAATGCACTTGTCATACCAGAAAACGGACCTATCTCTTATCAGTGGTATAGGTCAACTGATGGTGGATTTGCATTTGCTGCTATCACAGGTGCAACAGCAGCATCATATAGTGTTACTGGTCTGGCATATATGACAGGGTATAAGTATCGTTGTCGAATCGTCGGACCTGCACCAGCTAACAATGCTCAAAACTCTCCTCTAGATTCAAATCAGGCAAATCTAACTGTATCTGGTTCTGGTGGAAGTGGGGATTTACAGAATAGATTTGATTCTACATCAAGTAGTTTCGATTCTACTGCACAGTCCTTTGATGGCACATAAATAAACTTGTAGAAAACTACCGAAAATGGCAAAGCAAAATCTTAACATAGGCTCTTCTGCGAATGATGGCACAGGTGACAGCCTGCGAGATGGAGCTATAAAATTAAATTCAGTCATCGATGAGTTATATACCAGTCTTGGTAATGACACTAATTTACAGATAAACGTCGGGTCTCCCAGTACAGGACAATTCCTAAAATGGAATGGGTCTCAGTTTGCTGAGGGTGCTTTAGATTCCTTAACATCTGACCTTGATGTAGCAGGACAAAAAATTATTTCTTCTGCTAGTGGTGATATAACTTTACAACCCAATGGCACAGGTGATATTAAATTCTGGGCTGGTGGCACAGGTGCTGCATTAACATATATTGATGGTGCTGATGGTAAATTAAAGTATAGCAATGTGTTTGCTACAACAGGAGATTTACCAGATAATACCGTGCATCATGGTATGTTTGCATATGTCTCTGGTGACACTACAGGAAGAGTTGCAACAGCAGGCGGATGGAAGAAACTTATAGGTGAAGACCATAGTATTGGTGCACTTAGTGATGTAGATTTAACTGTAGGTGGTGGTGCATCTGACGGACAAGTATTAAAATGGGATGGCACTAATAGTTACTGGTATCCTGCTAATGACGAGACTGCTACAGGTGGTGGAGGTAGCACACAAAACTTATTTGAAACTGTAAACGCAGATAGTGGCACAACCACAGCATCTGCTGCAACTGATACTTTAACTATTGCGGGTGGCACAAACATAGCCACTTCAATAACTGGTGACACAGTTACTATCAATATGACAGGGACACTAGGTGCTCCTGACCAAAATGTGTTTACTACTATAGGGACAGATAATAACAGTAAGACTGCAAATAGTGCATCTACTTTAATTAATTTTATAGGTGGCACTGGTATATCAACAGATGTTGCAGGAGATAATCTAACAATTACAAACTCCTCACCTAACGTTGTGCAGAATGCATTGCAATCTGTATCGGGTGACACTGGAACTTATACTGCTGCAGCTGCAACATCAGGTGTTGAAGTTTTAGGTGGCACTGGTGTTACAACTGCTCTGGTTTCTAATCAGCTAACAATAACAGCTGAGTTGGGAATGAAGAGTGGACAGAATAAAGATGAAAATGGAAATGTGATATTCTGTAATAACGGTACTTTTGAAAGAGTTGATTCTCCTGCAATAGGATGGAATATTGGAGCAAACGGCTCTGCATCATATAATTTCAATGGAGCTGGTGTTGCTACAACTGATGCCAACCCAACTCTCTATTTGTATAGAGGATTTACTTATAGATTTAATAATACAACAGGTGCATCACACCCATTTGAAATCAAAGTATCAGCAGGAGGTGCTTTAGTTACTGATGGTGTAAGTGGTGATACCGAAGGAATCCAGTATTACACTGTGCCTATGGATTTGGCAGCAGGCACAACTTACAAATATCAGTGTGGTGTTCCTTCACACGTCAACATGATAGGTGACTTAGTAATCGTATGACACGTACAGTTCCTGGTTCTGGTGCACAAATCGTCCCGATGTTTAACAGCGTCTACGGTGTTAGAGAGGTGTACGTTACTGCCAATGGAAGTGGATACGACCCAAATGACCCTCCTAGACTTCGTATAGGAAACTGTGGCACACCTATTAGAGAGGCAGTGCTAAGACCAGTTATTGCAGGAGATGCGGGTGAGATAATTGCAGTAGAGGTATTAGACCCAGGTGAAGGTTATGACCCTTTACGTCTAAAGATTGAAGATGAAAACTCTAATGGTTATGCTACTGGTAATGTATATTTAAAAGATAACGGTAGTGTAGACTTTATCCAGATGACTGGATTTGGTGATGGTTATTTCGATGCCACTGCAGTTATAGAAGGTGGTGGAGGTAGTGGTGCAGAATTAGTCCCTATCACAGGACTATTAACAGGTTTATCAATTCAAGAGCAAGGTAGAAACTATACCGAAGAAGATGTAAATATCATCATCTCTGGTGGAGGTGGACAGGGTGCAACTGGTGTTGCTTCTGTAAACCAGTTTGGTGAGGTATCTTCTATATCTCTAACCAATGCAGGAGAATTCTTTGAGACACCTCCTCTCATACAAATTATAGGTGGTGGTGGAAGTGGTGCATCTGCTGCAGCATTTATTGACTTAGGTGTTATCACAAACATCGACCTTATATCAGGAGGTGGCGGTTATCAGGGAACACCAAACGTTATTTTCACAAGAGATACCGACCTGATCCGTACTGCAAGAAATCGTCAGTCATTAAACAGTGTCCTATACAATCTGTCTGGTATACTTACAAACGTTGACTCGAATGACGCAACTGTCCACATAGAAACCACTGACCCCTATCCAGGATCAGGTAAGTTTTTGATTGGAAGAGAAGTTATAAGATATACAGGTAAGACAGCAACATCTTTCACTGGATGTGACAGAGGTGTAAATTTCCGTTTTGACCAGAAAGTTATATTAGATAATTTACAGGACGATGCAAACACAGGTATTACTCAATATCAATTCTCTGTTACTGATAAAGTAAGACGTGTTATTGAATCATCTAATAACCGAGTTGCTATTGTATATGATTGGGACCCAGTGCAAAGAGCACTATATCTAACATTCCAAGTTGATGAATTAGCATTTATTGATGGTGGTAGGTCTAATGAGAAATCTCAAATCATAGCATTTGTAGGAGGCACATCTGGGTCTAGTGGCACTGGTGTTGCTCCACATGTTTTATTAGAATCTGAAGGAGACAATATTGTCACATTTACAGGTCCTCCCTTAGGTGCAATTCTTAATAGAAAATTTGAAGATGATGATGAATTGAATGGAGTTGGTGATGGAATTATTGACCTTGTTAATACTGGCACTGAATATGAAAACCAAATTAATCTAGATGGTGGCATCGCCTCGTCTAAATATGGTATTGAGGAAACATTAGGTGGACAGAATACCACTCTATTCCAAGTTGGAGACCAGATATATGATGGTAATGCAACACCTCTAACCGCAACAATCCAAGCTGCGGGTGAATTGGGAGACGGTGATACTCATACATCAACCGCAACTATCGTCATTACATATAACACTACTACCTTGTTTAACATAGGAGAGGTGGTAGAAGGATTGACATCAGGTTTGACTGCAACAACTACCAGTCGTGTAACAGGTCCTAAAGCAGGACAATTTACTTTGACAGTGGAAAATATTGTAGATAATGACCCAACTTATAAGTTTACAGTTGGTGAAATCTTGAGAGGAAACTCTACAGGAGCACAAGCCGACATCATTTCTGTTGAATATACAACGTTTATCAGAAATGAGGAAGACTAACCCCTATAAATATAAAGAAGGCAATCGCTAGACATGGCACTATTAACCGACCAATTTAGAATCTTTACTGCCGAGCGTTTCAGAAGTGCACTTGAGGGTCCTGACCCAACACAGTCCGACCTCTTAGCTGGTGCTGACCGTGACCGTTTGTACGTATTCATTGGTCGTCCACAGACATGGGATAACGAGAATGCACCACCTGACCCAGTAGATTCTTTCCAAGAATTTTCCGACGACTATGCGGATATGATATCCCTTAAGAGGGTCTTGGCAAATGATACTATTCAAGTTATCAGACGTACTGACTGGATTCCCCCAGAGCAAACTACTGGTGGATTGGGTTATGTGTATGACATGTATAGG